GTCAACGCTCATTTCATAAAAAGATTTTTTGACCTGAGCGGAATTGACCCGAACAAGACTTTAAATGCTAAACTTGTCAAAGAACTCTTTGGCTTGACGGTAGATGCCGCATAGCCTATGAATATTTTTTAACGAACTATTGTTGATTTATGAGCCTAATTAAAAAATCCAACGAGCTGACCATTTCCCCCACATTAAAGATGATGGTTTACGGTCAAGCCGGCATGGGCAAGACGACTTTTGCTCTCTCTGCCCCCAAACCTCTGCTTCTTGATTTCGACAACGGCGTGAAGCGCGTCAACCTCCAGCATCTCGACGGTGTCGACATCGTGCAGATTTCATCTTGGAATGACATCAAGATGCTAATCGGCGAAGATCTCTCGGCCTATCAGACCATAATCCCGGACACCGTAGGCAAGATGATGGACTTTATCATAAGCTACAAATGCGGTTCACGTCAGCCGCAGGTGCAGGACTGGAACGGTATCAATGCCGAATTTCAGTGGTTTGTGCGTGAGTTCAGCAATATGGGTAAAAACCTTATCTTCATCGCTCACCGTGATTCTCGCAAAGAGGGCGACAAAAACGTGTTTATCCCATTCCTCCGAGAGAAGAACTACAACGCCATCGTCACCGAGCTTGACCTGCTGGGCTATCTCGAAATGAAATCCGAACAGGGTGTTCAGCGCAGGACCATCACGTTTGACCCAACAGACCGAAACGACGGTAAGAACACGTGTAACCTCCCCTCGGTTATGAACATTCCCACTGTAGTTGACGCGGCCGGCAATGCCTACGGTCAGAACAACTTCATTGCCGAACGAATCATCAAGCCTTATCTGGGTATGCTCAACCACAAGATTGAGGAGATCAAGAAATACACCAATCTCATTGACGAAATTTCTGAACAGGTCGAGCTTATAACCGATGCTCAGTCGGCTAACGACTTCGCGGCGCGCATCAACAACTTCGAGCACGTCGGCAGCTCTCTTATGAAAGCCCGCTCGCTCTTCGCGGCAAAAGTCGCAGCCTTGAACCTCGTCTACGATAAAGAGACAAAAACTTATTCAGATGCCACAGCCGCCTAAGTATCGCTTTTATGCGACATTGCTTGACTGCTTTAGTGACTATATAAACTCCGACGCGATATGGGGCAAGTACTGGGGATTCTCCAAGAATCCGCCCCATACGCCGGAGGAGTTCCATCAAAAGCAGTTTCAGCAGGTAATTGACCGGATTAACCGTGTGCCGTTCGACAGCGAGGCCGCAGACAAGGGCACCGCGTTCAACGAAATTATCGACTGTATGGTTGAGCATCGGAAGAGCGACAAAGTGCAAATGGAGTGTATTGTGGAGCCTGATGTGACAGTCCGTGTTATGGGCCAGGTTGACAATTGCGATCCTGACGAGCGATGGGCTGATGTGGAACACATAGCCAATCCAAAGGCCGGAAAGGTTACTGGCGTCAGAGCCCGCTACAATAACCGGGAATTTGTTTTTGACATCGCTCTATGCCGCAAGTTTGCCGACTATTTCAATGACGCACTCACACAGCAATTTGTCAGCGCGATAATCCCGACAGCCTATGGCGACGTAGAAGTTTACGGATATATCGACGACTTGAAGCCACTGTCAGCGCATGATATAAAAACCACCGGCAGCTATTCTATGGCGAAATTCAAAAGCCATTGGCAACATATCGTATATCCGTATTGCTTGCTCCAGAATGGTTCGCGAATCCTGCTGTTTGAATACAACGTTGCCGAGATTGACAAGTATAACCGATGGAAGTATTTCACCGAGACATACATGTTTAATCCCGAACGCGACATCCCACGCCTCAAGGCCCACTGTGAGGACTTAATTCAGTTTATAGAGGACAATCGACATCTGATTACCGACAAGAAAATTTTCAATCTACAATAAACAACCGTTATGGCAAAAATCACAGGAAAGATAGTCTATATCTATCCCACCCAACAGCTACAATCCAAGAGTGGCAGTGCCTTTCAGAAACGCGATTTCGTCGTTGCGATGCAGTCGTTTGACCGTGATACCGGTGAGCCGACAATAGACGAGGGAAACACTCCGGTGCTCACCATCACAGGAGAACGCTGCTCACAGCTCGATAACATCAGCAAAGGCGATATTGTCACTGTGGATTTCTATCTGCGAGGCCGCAGATACCGCGACGAGAATAATAAAGAGAAGATAATCACGGACATCAACGTCACGTCCGTAAGAGTTAATACGCCACGCCTTATCCCGGTAGCCACCCCTCCGCAGGCTGCTCCCGTAGAGAGTGCCGCCACAACTCCGGCCACTGAGTCCCAACCGAAAGACCCCAACGACGATTTACCATTCTAACCGATGGCTCTGTACGACCTCTCCAATCCACTGCAAGCCCAGAACTTCCGTCTCCGCTCAGACGCATTGCTGAAAAAGCAGTGCGTCGTGGAGCTGACGGAAAAGAAACCCCAGCGCACCACGCAGCAGAACCGTTATCTACATGCCGCCCTCGGTTATTTCGGGGCGCTCACAGGCAACACTCTCGACTACGTCAAGCGCTACTATTTCAAGGCGCACTGCAATCCGGAACTGTTCATTATCGAAAAGGAAGATGCCCTCTTAGGCAAGGTCAGGACGCTACGTTCATCCGCAGACCTCACCACCGACGAGATGACACTTGCCATTGACCGGTTCCGTAACTGGGCCGCTCAGGAGGCTGAGATTTACATTCCTTCACCCGAGGAGCACCGGCTTGTGCAGATGATGGAAATTGAGGCCGACAGAGCCAGACAGTATCTTTAATGATATATGCTGATAGATTACGTAAGAAACAGTGTTGAGCGCATCATAGCGACTCAGGAACAAAACGGCGATATGCCGGCTGCCTGCACTCTCAATGACCTCATAACAGAGGCCAAAGAGGATATTCTTGAATGTATGCGTCAGCTTCACCGTGACGGCGATTTCCGCGCAACGGTCAATATTAACAAAATCCCAATGCTTATAAGACGAGAGAATGAAACCAATTGAAACAAGACTAAATGAGGTCAGATACACTACTTCTGACCCGCACCGCATGATAAACCGCTTTATTACCAAACGTGTCCTCAGGACATGGATGGAGGATTACATAGATAAGGATACCTGTGAAACGGCGAGTATAGAACGCAGTGAAATACTTTTCGAGAAAGGAACCTATATAACCCCTGATATACTCACACAGATTAATTTCTGGATGGAGGCCGGCGCCATCAAGGAGATTGAGGTTTCCAATCAAAGGCGTATGTCGTTCGAGTTTCCGAACTCATCTCTTTTCCCCTACAAAGGCTCCATAAAGATAGGTGACCGCAAGCGTACCTATTTGCTGTATGCCACATCTGTTCAGAATGCCTTGTTGATTCTTGCCGATTATGTAGAGCTTAACGATAACGGCGGCTTTACAGTCGTGGAGGTCAAAGAGCTGGACAATTTCGTGGTGATAATCGACCGTTTCATGAAACAGGCCGGTGCAAAAGCCATAGAAAATGCCGAGATAACCGATGAAGATTCAGTAGACGATTATCTCGATTCGGTGATGCTTGAAATGGAGGGTACGGAAGAGGATTCCGACAAGACCAAGCTGAAGTTCTATCAGATATCATCCCGCGTAGTGCTTACCGATGAGAATGGCAACGATTCCGAAAGCACACATACGTTCGTGGTGAATACTTACAATTGCACCCGTGCGAATCTGCTCATAGAAAAATGGCTGCGCGACAAACAGGATGAAAAATACCAGAAATCTCTTGAGAATCCCGATGTGCAATTCATCAAACATGAGATTCATTCATTTGTCGAAGAGTCGAAGATTGTGCCTTTCGGCTGTTTTATACCCACTGAATTTTCCCTCGCTTATCAGGAGGCCGCAAAATGAAATATCCACGTATCACCATCCCGGGACAGACACCCGCCAAATCGAACTGTTACCGCATAGTCACCCGCAACGGTCACGGGTCTCTTGCTAAGCAGCAGAAACTCAAAGATTATGAAGAGCAGTTTCTTTGGCGGTGTTCTCTCCGCGGGACGAAAGAACGCCCTCTGATATCGGTGCCATTCAAAATCGACATAGATGTGTATTTCCGATCCAAGGCAAACGACATAGACAATTCCCTGAAGATTGTGCTCGACACACTCCAGCATCAGTGCCACGCCATCAAAAACGACAACCTTTGTGCAGGGATACATATCCGCAAATTCGTAGACAAGGATAATCCACGCATAGAATTTCAGATAGAAGAGATAGAATTATAATCATGTACGAACTACGAGACTACCAGCAGGCATCCGTAGATGCGGCTGTAAAATTCTTCAGCACACCCGGCAAAACCAACGGCATGATAGTGCTCCCCACCGGAGCGGGTAAGAGCCTCGTGATTGCGAATATCGCTTACCGTCTCGATGCTCCGGTGGTAATCTTCCAGCCTAACAAAGAAATCCTTGAGCAGAACTACGAAAAGCTGTGCAGTTATGATGTATGGGACACCGGAATTTTCTCCGCATCGTTCGGCCGCAAGGAAATCAGGAAAATCACCTTTGCCACTATCGGAAGCGCCATCAATAATATGACAGCGTTCCGACAGTTCAAGTATGTGATTGTCGACGAGTGTCACTACGTCAACGCCGAGCGCGGCATGTATAAGGAGTTTTTCGATAGTCTGAAATGCCGCGTGCTGGGCCTTACGGCAACCCCGTATCGCCTCCACTCTTCATCATTGGGCGCTATGCTCAAATTTCTCACCCGCACACGTAAGCGGGTATTCCACGAACTGCTGTACCACGTTCAGGTCAGCACCCTGCAACAGCGCGGCTATCTGGCCGTGATGAATTATTATCAGCTCAATATCGTGGACCCCGCACGCCTCAGGCTCAACAGCACCGGTGCCGACTTCACCGACGAGAGTCTCAGAGAGTATTACAAGGAAATCAAGTACAACGATACTCTCGAAAACATCATCAGGCGTTTAATCGTGGCCGGCCGCAAGTCGATACTCGTTTTCACACGTTTTGTCGACGAGGCGGAGCATCTGGTCCGCACCCTTAATGTGCCGGCAGCCGTCGTTAGCGGCGACACACCTAAAGCAGAGCGTGAGAGAATATTATCCGGATTCAAAAAGAAACGTATCACCGTGGTCGCTAACGTCGGTATTCTGACCACCGGCTTTGACTATCCGGAACTCGCAACCGTTGTGCTGGCACGGCCCACAATGTCCCTGTCACTGTACTATCAGATGTGCGGCCGTGCCATTCGTCCGTACAAAGATAAGGTCAGTTGGATAGTGGACCTGTGCGACAACTACAAACGGTTCGGAAGAGTGGACCATCTCGAACTTAGGCCCGAGCGTCCGGGCTCTACCCTCTGGGCCGTCTACAGCGGACAGAGACAATTGACCAACGTATTATTCAGTAATTGATATGCAAAACGATTTCGGGTTTATAAAACTGAGCCGAAAAGCATTCTCCGGTGAACTATGGGCCCTGAAGCGCACTTTCAGCGATTGGGAAGCGTGGATAGACTTGATACAATATGCACGATTTGAGCCAAACGTCGGCAGTCACAATGTCGGTGTCGCGTCTATAGAACTCCGAAGAGGACAACTTGTCGGGTCAATCAGATTTCTGGCCCAGCGTTGGTCGTGGGGAGAAAAGAAAGTAAGGGTGTTTCTCTCGTACCTGCGGAAAAATAACATGGTGACCACGGAAACCGTCAACGGCCATACGGTCATCACGCTGCTGAACTACAGTAAATATAACGACAGTTGCGAGGACACACCGAATGACACACAAAAGGACACAGACAACGCGCTATTGCTTAAAGAATTATCCGAAAGTATGACACAACTTAGGGCACAACTACGGACACAGCAGGAATTTATTGAAAATTTAGGGCACAGCAAGGGCACAAATAAAAAGAAAGATAAGAATAATAAAATATCCCCTAACGGGGATACAAAAGACGGCGACCCTGACGGTTCGCCCATGTTCCCGCATGACGGGTCAAATCAAGCTTTTCAGACACTGGTTAAGTGGATGGCAACTCACACTCCCTATTGCTCAGACCCCTCCCACTGGAGCCACGGCATGAGTCAGCAAGAATTTGAAAGTCTGACGGGGCGGTATGGTTTCGAGCCTAATCAGGTAGCAAAAACGATAGCAGAAATCGAAAACCGCAAAGACCTCCGCAAGAAGTACACAAACCTGTATCTGACAACCCTTAACTGGCTTAAACGTTCACAACATGATTGATTTGCAGACAACCACGCTGATACATGACATTGATGCCGAGCGCATGGTGCTGGGGTCGTTGCTGTCCAACACTGGCGCTATAAACGAAGTCAGAGAGCATCTTACTCCGGAATGTTTCTACGATCAGAAGCATCAGGAAGTCTATCGGGCCATTGCCGATGTGGATTCGCGTGGTGAAAACGTCAACTGCATTACTGTCGCGGCCTCTCTGGCCAAGACAGCCCCGATAGTGACGATAACAGACCTTGCGGCACTTATGCAGATGTTCACTACCGGCGAGCTGACATTTTACGCACTGAGGCTTAAAGAGCTGCTGATACGCCGGAAGATGTGGGAGCTCGGTCAATACCTCATACAGAGCGGGGCGACGGAATCCGAGGATGTTGCTGACGTTCAGGAAGAGGCCCGCGGAAGACTCACAAGCATGTTCGCTTCGGCGAGTGTTGATGTCCACACTCTGACGGAGGCTTTCTCCCAACTCAGGACACAGATAGATCGAAACCGCACAAATGTCGCACCGGTATTCGGTACGCCGACTGGGTTCAGTGAAATCGACCGACGTGGCGGACTTGTCCCGACAGACCTGATAATCGTCGCCGGTGAGACTTCTAACGGCAAGACGGCATTTGCCACGTCGCTTGCGGTAAGCGCAATCAAGGCCGGCCACCCTGTGGCGGTCTACTCAATGGAGATGAGCAATATCCAGCTTGCGGCACGAATCGCGGCAATGCAGAGCGGTATCGGTTCGTTAAGCCTCCTACAGGATTCGCTTCCCGGAGACAAAGTGGCGGCGGTAGATCGCGCCATGGACGCTCTGCCTACCGATTTGTGCTACTTTGACGATGATGCCACTTCGTCATTCGACAAAATCGCCGCTTCCATCCGGTCGATGGTGCTTCGGCATGGTATCAAGGGAGCAATCGTCGATTATTTGCAGATACTCAACGTGAATATGAAATCCGCCAATAAAGAACAGGCCATGGGCGATGTGGCGCGACGGTTGAAGAATCTCGCGAAAGAACTCGGCATTTGGATAATCGCTCTATCGCAGCTCAATCGTGACAAGGACAATCCCCGACCGTCACTGAATCGCCTTCGTGATTCCGGACAGATTGGAGAGGCTGCTGATTCAATAATTCTGATATGGCGACCATCGACGAGCCAGCGTCCTAACCTCCGTTACCCCGAACCCTATTCCTTGGTATCGACCCAAGGCACTGCACTGATAGACGTCGCCAAGGGCCGAAACACCGGAATCTACTCTTTCATCTGCGGGTTTACCGCTGAGACAACGACATTCTACGACATGGAAGCTCGCAGTCTTCCTAAAATCGGGAATGAAAATACTCAACCTTATATCGCCCCCTGTGAAAAAGAGGGCTACATGCCATTCTGACATTATGCACAACAGACACAGTAAACCTCGGCCAACTTTGGGCTGGCACTTCGATTATGACGAGGAATATTCGATGGCAAGGGCCATACGTCAGGCCATAAAGTTTATGAGCCGGTATGGAAAGCCACGAAACATCTCTCCTTCAGATTCTACAACAGAAACCAACAGTGAAAATCAAAACAGATAACCGATGAGAATAAAAATCAAGAAACTTAACGAGCGGGCCATAATGCCCGAGAAAAAGACACAGTATGCAGCCGCTTATGATTTGGCGGTGCCACGTGACTTCATAATCCGTCCCGGACGCCAAGTAGTACCGCTGGGCCTCGCCATAGAATTACCGTATGGCTATGAGGCCAAGATAGAACCACGCAGCGGATATTCCTCCAAAGGATTTGCCGGATATCGGGCAGACACACAGCAGTGTTTCGACGCGGATGTGATAATCGGCAAGATTGACGCTGATTATCGCGGAGGAATCGGAGTCATAGTGATAAGCCGAGAACCGCTCATGTTTACCATCCGCTCCGGTCAGAGAATCGCGCAGCTTACAATCTATCGCTGTGAGGATGCCGAGTTTGAAGAAGTCGATGATTTGGAGATGACGAATCGCGGCGAGGGTGGTTTCGGACATACTGGAGCATGAGTTATGACACCAATTCAGAGAATAGACCAGCGAATCACAGAGCTGACCGCCGAGTATCGCAGAGCGATTGCAGGCAAGTCCGTGTTGCCGCCAAAGGCCAAGACGCTTGTAGCCAAAATTGCCGGACTGAAAGCCGAACGTGACCGTATCGCAGCCGAAGAACGCCACTCTTTAGGCTCGCTGCTCCCAACAGATCCCAAACAGCGCAACGAGATATTCCGACTGCTGATAAAACTGCCGATAATCTCAGACTTCCTTTATGGCGCCTGCGTGGAGCTCCAGAACACCCTCAGACGCCATGGACTGAATGAGCTTACAATGACGCACAGAGTCGCACAGATTTCGGCCATGTCGAAGGAGTTTGCATTCCTGCTGACCAATTTTCCCGAACTGGAAAAAATTCTGTCTGATGATGATTTGCTTATATCGGCTCTTGACAAGAAAGTGGACAGCTTCCTTTCCCAACGAATGAAAATCAAAAAGTGATGGCGACGAAGCATTGGACAAGAGCTGACGAAGAGCTTCTGCGCAAATGTTCCCGACAACGCATGAAGATCGAGGAAGTGACACCGCTCTTCCCCGACAGAACAATTTCGGCTATCCGTGCCCGATGTTCTATTCTTGGTGTTCCTCAGCCTATAGGCTCATGGAAAGCCCAAGCCGTCAGAGAGCAGGAGCGAGAGAAAGAAAGACAGAAAGCACGGAAATACCTCACTTGCCACTGCCGCCCGCTGGAGGGCTTCTTAAAGCAGTGCGAAGCCGACGAGAGAAGCATCGCCGAAGCCCAGACAGCCGCCGCCGAAGGTGATTGCTTTTTCGGTCGCCGCTGTAAGCAAGCGTGCGGAAAGGTGTGCGTGGCGAATATGCCGCAGCCAATACTTCCGGGAAAAGAACCCCGAAAAAGAAGAAGGATGAATACCGACTTTGAATACTGCACCGTAAGGAGCAAAAAGAAATGCCCTCTCCGAGAGAAGTGCCTTAGAGCTGTAACCCCACCATTCAGTACTCCTTATTGGGCTACTGGAGGTAGATACAACAAGGAAACTAAACAATGTAGTATGTTCATCCCAAAAGAAGACAATCATTAAAAGATTAAATTATGACACCACAAGAATACGAAGCCAAGAAGCGCGAGTGCTGGGAGAAGTTTAGGCGAGAGAACCTCGATGGCGAAGTTCAATGGCAACCTGTAAGCCGATATGATGTCTTCTGCGCCGCTTTCGACCGTGCCTACGCCCTCGGCAAACAGGACAAGGACGCGGAGGGAGAGGAGATGCTGACGGTGCCGAGAAGTCAGATGCAAAAGTTGTATGCAAGCACCAAGAAAGTAAATGACCCATCATCGAAGGACTATATCAATGGAATATTAAACACTCTTGACACTCTTTTCGGCTCGAAGTGTCTGCCGGATTTAAGCGAAAATTTAAGCGAACAGAAGCCAGCAGAGTCGAAGTTCAAGATTGGCGACCATGTGCGTGTAATTTCAGCGGATAAATATGGCGAAAGTGGATATATCGTCAAAGTGGAAGAAGATGACGGATTCTTTTACACTATCGAAGGGATGGAGGATTGGAGATTCTTTGAGCCGAATCTCGAACCCTATGCCGAACCGGAAGAGGAATCTCGCAATTTATCGCAAGAAACCGCAAATTGCGATAAACACTTCGACAACATCCTCAAAGACGGCTTCTCAAAGGAACGCAGACTGAATGTCGCGGCGATGGCTATGCAGGGCATCCTGAGCAATCCCCAACTCTTAAAAATCGCAATAGAAACATATCAAGAAGAAATCGGTAGCCCCGACATATATGTGGCGGTCGCAAAAACAGCTAAAGAACAAGCCGATGCACTTATAGCCGAGTGCGAACAGACCGAAAAACTGAAAGGAGAATGAAAATTAACGGCAAAGTCCATTGCTTTTTCGAGCAATCCGGTACATTCAAGAATGAATTTCGCAAACTTGGCTATGAGGCTTTCGACTATGACATTCAGAACAATTTTGGAGAGACAGACTATGTCATTGACTTGTTTGCCGAGATTGAAAAGGCTTATTCAAGGAATGTAAGCTGCTTTGATTCAATTACTCCAGACGACTTGATAATCGCGTTCTTTCCGTGCATTTACTTTAGTGCTTTAAGTCAAATGGCTTTTAGTTTTGGTTGCGTCAACTATCGCAAGTTAAGCATCAAAGAAAAGACAGATAAAATATTGGAGCGGTCTTCAAATCGAGAAAATTTCTTCAGGGTCTGTGTAAAACTGATTTCAGTGTGTTTACAGAAAGGATTACGATTAATCGTAGAAAATCCTTGGGCAGAGCAAACTTTTCTTAAAGCTAATTTTGTTATGCCGCCTACATTCGTTGACAACAACAGAATGTTGCGAGGCGACTACTTCGTAAAACCGACTGCATATTGGTTTGTCAACTGTGAAAGGACATACGGATTTACCGAACAGAAAGACAAAAGACAAAAAACAGTTAACAAGTGCAAAGGTGGAGCTAAAGCAGGTGTATGTTCCGAGGAACGCTCGATGATTTCCCCTGACTATGCACGAAACTTCATCTGCGACTTCATTCTTGGGAAAGAACAACGACATTCTCAGAAATCATTGTTTGACTTATGACAAAAGACGCCAAAATCCTATTCTTCTCCGCAGTGGCAGGTATAACCTTTATGCTTGGTGTACTCACGGGCGACCATTTCGGACAGCGGAAAGGTTACTCAAAAGGAGCCTCTGACGCTTACTGCGAGTTTCGAGCCGAGATTGACAGTCTCAGCGCAGAGTATCAACAAGCCATTGATGATTACCGCTCACCTTGCGACACCATCACGATAACCAAGTATGTGGAAGTGAAAAAGATTGAATATTAACCCCGTCACCGACAAGATGAAAAGAACAGACCTGACAAGAGCGATACACAACTCAGACCCCAAAACACTCCGTGCAGCATACAACGCAGTATGCGAGGCATACGCTCAACGGTTTCTTGCAATGCTCGGATTTAAGAACCGGGATGAATCATATTGGATAAGCGATTTTCCCGGCGGAGTGTTGGCTGTAGGAATTGGCTATTATTTCGTCGGAATGGAAGAAATAGTGTTGGCTGTTGACAATGCCATGAGCGAAAATGAATTTGACGAATGGTATCAGCAATGGACTGACTTTGATGAAGAAGCCATGCTTTCGAAGCCAAACCGTGTCAACCTGCAATCGTGGCTTATGGGCGCAAGACCGGATAATGATAATACAAAATAGCGGAGCCGTCTTAAACGACCCCGCCACACAGATATGCGCGTCTGTCCCCAAAGGGCAGGCGCGTTTGTCGTTTATGACCGCTCCCTCACCAACGCCTCATGCAGCTTTGCCGGACTCAGACCGAAGTAGCGCACGAAGCGGTCAAGAGCCGCACGGCGGTTTTCGGGGATAAGGGCGTAGAGCGAGTTGAGCGGAGTTCCGCTCTCCAGTGCCTTGCGGACGGTCGAGCCTTTCATGCCGTTGGCTCGGCGGTTGCGTCTATTTGCGGATGCCATGTCACTCGGTTTTGGATTCCAGATTGATTGTTGGATTGTTCTTATGCATATCTGCAAACAGCTTGGTCAGTTTGTCAGTAGGGTCTTCAAGGCTTGGAGCTTCGGGCAGGTCGGCATCGCCTATTATGAAGTCCGCAATCCTGTTGCTTACTTCAATAACATCACTTTCGGTAATGCCTTTCACCATTACCGCGAGTCTTGCCGCTTCCAAGCGGACTTCAAGTTTTGATTTCAGATTTCCGTACATAAATATGATTTTTATTGTTAATGTTTTCTGCAATGCTCGCAGAGGAACTTGCTTGCCACAGGGTGCATCTTTTCAGCAGCCTCTCCGGCTATATAGCAAGCATCCTCGCCCTTTTGATTGTAGCCGAGTGCGGATGCTATATGCGAAGCGAGGTGGTGAAGCTCATGCACAAAGCTATTAAGGAACTGAGCCGGAGAGGACGCACAGCTTATCACCAACACGCTCTCACCGTTGCCCGAATAGCACAGCCCCGTATTGAGGCTGTCCGAGCATAGGTTGTCATAGGCGGTTTGCAGGTTATCACCCTCGCAGCCCACCTCGATGAGCCGCTGCATGATTTCCTCCACCTCATAGTGCGTCACGGCGAAGTAACAAGTCACCCGCCAGCCGTGCGCACGTTCAAGGTAGATGTTTTGGCGTATCATAACCAATCATCCCAATCTGCCCCGATACCCTTTGCATCAAGGTCAACGAGGTAATGACGGAAAGCATTACCCCCTTTCATATCGGGGTCATTTATCATGTCGGCGACATATTGGCACAATCCTTTTTCATCAACGATGCTTGACTTGTATAGGTCTGCCTTTGCTTGATGGAAGTAATAACAGAAATCGTAGCCGACATTATCCTCAATCTTAATGCCGTACTTCTGTAAAAGTTCCTCTATCTGCTCTTTTGGAACATACTCGATGCGTTCCATCTTATTTGTCGCAGGATTAAGACGGCGCATGCCCTTTACTGCGGCTTCAAGCGACCTTTTACAGAAATGGAAACCATACGAGCGCAGATATGCGCGCATGGACTCAGGTAGTTTCAGTTCGTAGCTATCTAATGGTGTTGCCATATTATTGTCTGACTTGAAGTTAAGGGAGTGAATATCGCAAATTGTTATATTTTGTGATAAATTGCGATACCCACTCCCACGGTTAATTATCGGCGCACGTAACGCCCGGTAGTTGCAGAGCGGCCTCTGCGCTCACCCATATAGGGAGGCCATTCTTCCCAACGTTCGCGGGGATAACGCTCACCCATGCGGTCATAGTCCTCGGGGCGCATATCCTCGTCACGCATGCCGTAGCGTCCGTAGCCACGTTCGCCCATACGGTCGTAGCCATCATCGTCGTGACGGTAGCCCATGTGACCGCCTGCGTGACGGCTGCCCTCGCGCATATCTTCAATACACTCCATAGCCATACCGCCATAGTGGAGCATCTTACCCACGGTGTCCGCGAGGTGCTCGACTTTCGATTCTGTGATTTCTATAATGTGCATAGCTTACTTGTTTTTACCAGATTTGTTTGAGTCACCGTCGAGTTTAGACAATACCTGTGCAAGCATACTTTTCAGCTCCGCATTGTCGGAAGCCATTGTCGCCATCTGTCCTTTCAGATTGGCGATTTCCTGCTCCTGTCTCTGCTTCTCAGCGACTTCAGGGTTGAGCTGCATAAGAATCTCGTCATACTTAACAATCTTCTGACGCTCCTCCTCCACACGGTTGATAATGCCGACCGATTCATTTCTGAGGGTGCTTATCTCGGCGTTCATAGCGTCGCGGCTGACAGTCACGAACACTGTGCCGCCACTTACGAAATTCGCACTCTCCTTGTTTGCCGGGAGTTGCTGGAACTGACGCTGCGCACCGCCGACGTTGGCGAAAATATCCACCACCTGCTCCTGTTGCTGTCCGTACTGAACACCCATTGCCGGGTATTTGTAGACGGGCTGTGTCACCTGCGTGATGGTGCCTATTTCGATGCGCGGCACCGCTTCCTTATAAAGGATATAGATTGTCTGATTTACTCTTGATGATGAAAACATATCTGTGCTGTTAATGATTAAAATGTGAGGGGAATTTCACCCCTCACGGTTTTTCACTCGGTTGCCGCTGCCGCTGCTACTGCCGGAAAGAAGTTCACGACTTGGAAAGTGCCCTCGCACTTGTCGAAGCGTACAAGAAGCCAATTGCCATTAACCACATTGTTGGAGGTCATCGGATTGCCGACACCATCGACAAGTGGTGTTCCGGTCGAGCCTGCGGGAGGATTCGCCGAAGTCTGAATAGACACGGTGAAAGCCGCCGACCCTGCGCCCGCAGAGGGTATCTGCGAGATACGGAGCAACATTAACCCATCATTGCATAGCTGTTTGAAACGCCACGGACAAACGGTATAGGTGACGATTGACCCGGTGGTCGTAACCGCGATGGTGCGCAGCTCAGGAATGCCGTTGCGGTTGACCCTTTTGATGGGGTACTGACGCGAAAGCATCTGATTCGTCCACTGCGATTTTGGTAGATACCAAGGATTCATAGCTTTTTGAGTTTAAGGGTTAATGATTAGCAACCGCCACAGCCGTTGTTGCAGCCACCGCCATAGGGGTAGCCATACGGATAGCCGTCATTCAGACCACCCTGACAACCGAACGGGTTGCAGGTCAGATATGCCGGTACGGGGCAGGGACGGATTTGGTTGACGATGTTCTGCGTCTGTGTCTGCTGAGAAGCAGAGAGCTGGTAAGCCTGTACTTGGTCGCGGAGGTCGCGGTTTTCACGAGCCATCTGGTCCATTCGGTCTTTGCAGAATTGGTCGCCGATGTACTGTTTGAGCGAGGCTATCTCGTTTTTGAGCTGGCAGGTCTGGTCTGCGAAAGCATAGTTGGTAGAAGCGAAGCCGCGCTCAACAGAGCTGTTCACGAAGTTGATTGCACCTTGCAGGGTGTTGGTCTGATTGACCGTAGCAAGCTGGCTCTGATAGCCCTGTTCGGTGATGGCACCCTTGATAGAGCAGCAGCAATCGCAGAGCTGAGTGAGGATGCTGTTATTGCCCTGCATGATGGCGGTAAGCACCTGATTGGTGTTCTGACCCATCTGATTGCCGAGCTGACAGATGCTCTGCGAAACGTTGGCGATTGCACCCTGGAGCGCGTTCACATCGCAATGCACGGTAGAGGCGAGCTGCGAGATAGCCTGTCCGTTGCCCTGAATTGCCGACATGAGCAGTTCGCGTCCGGCATCGTTGTTGACGAGGTTGCCGAGGTCTGCGAGTCCCTGAGCAGAGCCACGACCGCCGAAACCGCCACCGAAGCCGTTTCCGAAACCACCCCAGCCGAATATGAGCAGTATAATTATCCACCATGCCGAGCCGTCACCCCAGCCACCGTTTCCACGGTTGTTGTTCATCATGGCCGCTACCATGTTCGGATCGAGGCCACGGTTCTGACAGAGCGAGGCGATAAGCGAAGCCATGCCACCGCCACCCATGCTGGAATCACCGAGCGAAAAAATTTTGGTATCTGACATTTTGAAATAGATTTTACATTGCGGAGCAACATCGCCCCGTGATGCAAAATTATCTCGCAACGCACTGACGTGAAAGTAGTTATTTCATAGTTATTTCGGAGTTATTGCCGAGTTGTTTCGCGATTTTTGCATGGATATTTCGCAGTGACTTATTAGCCTGTAAGCGAGCGTCAAAGGTGGTTATGATATAGTGGATGCTCCGTGGGGATAGACCGAATATGGCGGCTATGCGAGAGGGATAGATGTCCTTGCCGTGAAGAAGCCGGATAGCGAGATGCCGTGCGTCGACCGCCTCGGCTGTGCGGGATTTGGAAAGGATAAGTTCACGGGAGACTTCAAGCTCGTCAGCTACGAGGTCAATCACGGATGATGCGTATTCTAAGATTCGTGGCATTATTCGGGAAGCTTAACGGTTGGGAATGAACAGAGCGCGACACTCTGCGTTATAGGTTTATACGATAGGAATTATTCCACCATATAGTCCTTGTAACGCAGAGTGTCATGCTCAACCGAAAAATCCCGCCAAGGCTTCGGTTCCAAGTGTTTATGAGGGCTATATTTTTACGTCAGAGTCCCGCCCTCCACTCCAAGACGTTTCTGAACGAGGGTTATAAGCGTGCGCTTTAGCTCCTCCTCGCCCCCCACAAGGTCAATCAGTTCCTGCACTGCTTCGGGGACTTTCGCCACATTGTCCTTGCGCCGTCGGCTGTGTTCCCACATCGAGCGTCCCTCGGCGATACATATCATCGCCGCGAATAAGATTGACATATAGGGCAGATTGTACCATGGAAACAGCGAGAAAATAACGCCCACCACTCCCACGAGTATCTGAAAGAACCAATACACCGCCATTTTCTCGAACGTCTTGCGCAGACGGTGCGAGCGCAGTTTCTCTCCTGTCTTTTTTGCGGTGTATATGCCACTCGCCGTATCGGCTATAGAGAAAAGCCCCGTCACAAAAATACAGAACGCCACTATCGTCAGCTGCCACACCAGGTGGTGGAGCGAGTAGTCGCCCATGCCTACTTTGATGATTTCTAAATAATTTTCCATTGCTTTAATTTATTTTCCGATTTTGATAAGCCATATTACTGCAATGCAGACTACGGCTATGATTACCCCGATAGCGTAGCCGCCCACGTCTTGTTTGGTCTGTTCCCACGCGTTGAGGCGGCGTTCCACGGGATAAGGGACGGGGATAGAGTCGGCTTTTACAGACGCGAGTTGAAGCCGGAGCGCCTTGATTGTGCTGTCCTGTTGCTCAATCTTGTGTTCAAGCTCCTTTTCACGGTGGGATGCTACATATACTATACGCTCCTTGTCATGCCTTGCGGTGTCGCCGTTCTCTTTGAGCACCACAGTCTCCTTCGTGCGGTCTATTAGAGAGTCGGATGAAGTCTCTCTGAGCCGTTGGGACTCAAAGAAACTTCGTATCCGCTCATACAGTCCCGTGGTGTCGGCTTCAATATACTCCGTCCTGACCGTCTCCACCGGCTCATACACCGTGCGGGTGCATCCGCATAGCACAGCCGCCAGCATCGCGGCAAACAATAAGCACCGCGTCATGACGGGTTTCGTTTAGTCCTTTCGGGGTTGTAGCTTATGTGCAGCCATCTGAAATCATACTTCTTGCCGATAAGCTCAAAGTATGGCAGGTTCAAGTCCTCCACGAGCTGGTAGAGGCGGCGGTTGTCAACGCTGTTGCCCGTCGTTATGTCGGCCGCATGGCCGGTGAGGTGCATCGACGTGGGGACGCCACCCACGGCCTTGTTAAGGGCCGCACAGCGGTAGCCACTGTTTACAATGATAGGGCCGCCCCACGCCTCCCGCAGCGGGTCAAGCACCGTGTCGACCAGCGCGGCCACGTTTTTGCGCGCAGCCTCCGGCATGGTGTTGTCTATTGCGAGCTGATAGGCCTTTTCGGACCGCTCAAACTCCTGAAATGTAAAGTATCTCATCGTTTAATGATTGGTTTATACAAAGATTACTCCTCGTCATCCTCGGGCACATCCTCCAGAGCCGCCTCAATCTCCGGCCGCTTTATCAGTCGCCAGAAGTTAAAGCGCTTGCGCACGCCCTTATACTCAAAATAGTTGTTGATGCAGGATGACAGCTCGATGGCGTAGACAATAAACAGTACGGCCATTGACACCACCGGAGCGCCGAGAGTATGGGCAAACGTGCGGCTCAGCACCTCGGCCACTGTCACCCAGCATAAGTAATCTATCATCTTGTTGATGGTGCGGCGCCACATGCGGCTGGTGCGTATCACCTCCCCGCGCTTGCGTGCGGCCTTGATGCCGAAACGCAGGTCGCAGAGGCAGAGCACCAGTCCCAGCAGCAGCCACGGCGCCAGATGGGCGTAAAACTCAGCCACTATGGCTAAGACCGCCGTCAGCAGAGCGCGTATAGGCTCATGTGTGTAATCCACGGTCATAGCCTCACACCGTCAGATTAAACGCCACTACTTCGAGCCACACCAGCGCTGGTACCTCTCCGGCCTCCTGCTCTCCTTTATCATTCTTCGCAGGCCACAGCCCGGAGCGGATGTTGCCAGCCTCGGCAGCCGTGCCGCAAAGCTCCTCAAAGGCCTCCGGACTAAGGCGGCGGTCGGCGATACCGGCAGCCTCGGCCGCCTTGGCCTCGATGGCGTCCTTAACAGCGGCGTCAATAGCCTTTTTATCCTTTTTGGCATCTTTGCCCTGTGCCGCATCCTCGGCGATCTGTTTTTTCGCGGCCTCAAAATCCTTCTGCGCTTTGCCATAGTGAGCACGGAGCATGAGCACTTCGCTGAGTGCTTTTTTGGGCAGGGGGAGCTGGAGCGCATCGCCGAGGATTGCCATGCGCAGATATGCGTCGTTGTAGGTTGTCTCTTTCATTTGTCTGTGTTTTTTGTTGGTAATTACTCGGTTACATTTTCGGCGGCTACCATCTCCTCCACGGCGTCGATGTAGTCGGCGATATCGCTCATGGCGTCGCGCATCACTGAGGTTGCGGGATTGCCAGGGAGGGTGATTGTGGGCGCACATCCCGAATTCTGCCGGGGCTTGACAAAGGAGGCCACAGGCACGGTGCCGCCCTTGAGAGTGACGACACCCTCGGCAATCTCCTTGAGCTCGCCATCGCCCACGGTTACACGCGCCTTGACGTCGTAGTGACGGTTTGCGATGCCGGAGTTTGAGTAGTAATCGGTCTTGCTGACCGCCTGAGTGAGTGTAAGTTTTGACATAATTGTAAGTATTTATTGGTTAGTTAATAATTAAGATACTATTGAGCTGCTGCGGAAGGCAAGTGTTGTAGTGCCGGAGTTGCAGGGCGATGCCGGACGCAGCGATGATGTGATAGTCCAGCGGAGTGTAAACACCATTGTCTCGGGGATCAGCAACAACGACGGCCTGATGTCGAAGCTCATCAGGAGCATAAGATCCGGATGATATGCGTAGCTGCCGCTTAGCGATCCGATAGGCTCGTTGCTACTATCATACAGAGTGCCGTTGAGTGTATATGTGGCACCTTCGGCGGGCTGTACCCACTCCCACGAGAGGCCCACCATGATATTGTTGAGTGTGGTACTGCGGCCCCACGAGCCTCCGGTGATGTTGAGACCCTTGGTGATGAGGTTGCGCAGCTGTATTGTCTTCGCCACGGCCTCCGGACAAGCGTAGCCCGTGTTCATCACAATCAAGCTGTCGACAGCCTGCCATTCGCGGAAATCGGGATCACCGGCAACACCGCCGTTGCCTACGCCGATCGACCGCTGAAAAAACACCGTCGCCGTGATAGACTTTCCATCGGCCGCTCCGGGCAATCCCTGGGTGATGAGCGCCCACTGTCGCGCCCAGGTGTTATTATGGTAAAATGTCGTATAGCCGAGGTATTTGCGATCGGAGTTGTTCAGGTAGAGCAGGTCGTAGGCCATATTCCACAGAGCCCGGCAATACTTTTTATTACCGACGGTTACGAGCACACACGGGTAAAAGTTCTTGAGGTCGGCGCCGGAGGTGGACATGGAGGCAATCACATCGGCGATGTTGACGCCCGTTGTATTGTAGGTATCATAATTGATGTCGATGATACCGTGCGCCGGAGCGACATCCACATGGATGATCTCAGGGAGCGTGCCTATAGGATTTGGCTTGGCGTTTTTGTCATATCCGTTAAGGTCGGTGAGACGCGCCCAGTCGGTACCGAGTCTCAGACGTTGATACTCAAACGTAGCCTCGTGCATTGTCTCGATTCTGCCGCCGACATTAGCGAGCTTGAGCCCGTAAAAGATGCCGTTGGCGCGGTCGTTGATTGTACCTGCAAACTCAAGCTCAGAGAGCGCCGAGGGCTTATCATAACGGATAAACTTATGCTTGCTCCACTTGTTGATTAGCCCTGATAAAGCCAGCGTGTAGATGTCGTAGGTGTTGTTCGTGAGCACAGCGCCCATATAGTTATACGCCTCTACAAGGTTTATCGGCCCCACAAGTATATTGTTTACAACGCTCATGCTGCTAACCTCCTTTCCAAAGCGGCAACCCGCTCTTTAAGTCTCCGATTCTCTTCTTTTAGTAATTCGATTTCGGTTTTTGCGTACTTAGCCACCGAGTGTATTGCTATCCAGTCCAGCGCACCGTAGTTTACTCCGTAATATCCGGTAGGCATTGTGCCCACCACCTCGGTCAGATGCTCCAGCCAATACTGTGCAATGGTGCCGACGGCGGCCTTACCTGCCATGACCGCTCCGGCATTGGCATTCCACCTAAAACGGACGGCGGGTGCACCAAGTATTACATCTATCGGCAGTGTCACATCCCCGAGGATGTCCTTAAGCCTTGCGTCCGAGCCTGTATTTTTGCCCAGACAGCTCATGTAGCCGTCGGAATGCATGCCGACGCTCGACTTAATCTCACCTGTAAAACTCCACAGAGTGCCGTTATACTGCATCACATAGCCTTTGCCGGATGAGGTTCCGCGCCACCAATACCACGAGCCGTTGCTGTTGCATCCGAGGCCCATTGTGTAGCTGCCGCCCTGTACCTCTACCGATGTGTGGCTTGCATGGTAGCAGCGCAGACCCACGCCGAAAGAAGCTGGCCCCTCAGGGGTGGTGTACGCTATATATACGGGTTTATTATAAGCCTTTATCCAAGTGGCATTGTCCATATACCACCCTCCGCCGTAGGTCTGGTTATACCAGCCATGCGCTCCAGTAGTGCGCACCCAGCCCTCGGCCATGATATCGCCGACAACATGCAGTTTATATGCTGGGGTTGTTGTGCCGATGCCGACGTTGCCCGATTGAGCAAGCGATAGCATACCTCCGGCGCTCCTGAGGCTCGTGCCGTAGTATCCGCTGAGCATCACATGCCAGCCCTCCATGATGGACAGGCGCAGGCCGTACCACGGGCACTCATTAGACTGGTCGGAGATATTGCAGCCGATTTTTGCGTGCTGCCCTGTAAGGTTAATATTGCCGCTTATGTCCCCCGTACCGTCAAAACTATTACCCCACAGGCTGCGCGCTGTCTGCAACTTAGTCGCCGAGGCGACGTTGGATGTTGTAAAGGCCAATCGCTTCCAATCGCTCCATTTTCCACCGCCGCCACTCCACCAGCGCTGGCGAATATACGGCTCTGAAAAATCTGACCGGAATCCAATCTGTACGTTGGACGCACCATTGGACATGTTGAAAATGCCGCCATAAGAAAAGGGGTGGATTGACGAACTCCAACCACTTACGCTATCGTTGATGTAGATAAAGCCACTGTATGAGTTGCTATCCGCAAATGAGCCAATGTCGAGATTGGCACCCAACACGCGGTAAAGGCTCGTGGCATGATGACCATCTATCAAGTCCGCATCCAGCCCGCTTCCGGAGCCGTCGTTGCCCGCATGCCAAAGCGTATTGCCTTGAAAATGTGGAGTGCCGTTGTCTTTGATGCCGAGATATTTTGCAGATGGCGAATTGTAGATGTATGCGCCGTGAGTAGTATTCCACCCGAGAGCGTTTTTTGCGACGCCGCCTGAATAGATATACATAAACACTTCCTTGTTGGCAGTATTACTATCAAGCATTAAACACGGCTGTGTATCGGTTTTAATTTTAAGGAGCCCCGTCATGGTATCCCCCGCCTTGTTTACGGCATTGGCAAAGGCGCGGATGGCCTCGCCGCTGTACACACGCATAGCTCCGTTGTTGGCACTCTCAAAACCCACTACATGCGTCAGGTCGCTGCCCCAAACCCATTGCAGGGTCGGTGCGCCATAGCCGCATTGGATGTAATTGCCGTGGACGTAGCGGGCATCCAGCACCGAGGCGTAGTTGTTGGTGTCGAGCAACAACTGCCACGGACGTTTGTCTGTATTCCATCCCGAGCGGTAATAGATGCCCTTGCCATTCTGCGTGCCGTCGGAGGAGTGGTGGTTGACGTACATATCAAACCGTGTCGAGTCACCTGCAAAGGATATTGCCTCGCCATAGTTATATACACCACTGAGACCGTCTGGCAGTGCGTTATGGTATGATTTGAGACCTATCTGAGACCACAGCGTACTCTCGCCCGCAGTGGAGGTAGCACCACGGTAACGCAGATATGCAAGCTCATCGCCCACCGAGCCATCGGCCAAAAGTATCTGAGTGGCCGTGCCGCCGGACTTGACAAAGGAGTTCATTGTCAGTGCTCCAGTATATGATATTTGGCCAATTCGCCCGGCGTATGAGTAGTTGGAGTGCGTATATAAAGCGAGTTCGCCGCTGGCACCCGGAGCCAAATAGATTCCGGTTGTGGCAGCTGAATTCTTAAACATCAGCGCTTTTTCGATGCGTGTGTAGAACGTAAATGTCTTCAGCCCCGTAATCGTCTGAGCCGTGTCCACCGTCACATACTTATTATTGAGCGTCGCCGCATAGTTTTCGGTATCGAGGATTGTGCGCCATGCGGCCGTCTTGCTCGGGCGGAAAAACATATTTTGGCCAGCGGAAAAATACAACTGTGCCGCAGTATTGTTATGATGCAGACCGATATTGATGAGCGAGTTTTGCCATCCCGCTGTCACGGGTATATTGCTGCTTGTATTGTCAATATCGCAGAAAAATGTGAGATTACCCGACGCCTCAAGCGTGTTGGCATCTATCTTGCCACCACCGGTATTAAGCCACTTGCTCACATTGCTGTACGTGGCAAACGGCACCGTGATGTTATTGACAGTCCCTCCCTTAGTCCAAGTGAGATTATTGCCATTGACACCAAGGCTCGTCACATACCCCTGCTGCCGCACCCACGCCTGCGTGGCATAGCTGTGGCTCGTCAGATACTGCGCCAGCGCCGCCTCGTCCAATCCCGCATTAATCGTATGGTTGATCCACCGCGTCCCGTCAAAAGCGAGCACCTGACCCGCCGACGGGGCCGAGAGTGCCACATCCGTAAGCTCCGAGAGAGCGGTGATGCCCGGTGTGCCTATACCACTGTTAGGGTTATGTCCGAGTGCAGACAAATACAAGTCAGTCCACAATCCCACCTTGGCCTTTATTGACTTGGCCCTTATGCCTCCTGCGCCATCGCTCTGCGTGGCCTCAGCCCACGAGATTTCGTTATCCTGGGCGTCACACGGCCTAAGCAACTCAGACAATCCGATATTAAAGTTGGCAAGCGATGTAAGGGTGTCGTTAAGGCCCGTGACGTTCGTAACGTCGAACTTGATGCCCGACCCAAAGGTCATGCTTCCGTCGGCGGCAAATTTTATCCCCGTAAGGTCATTCCCTAACCAACCGGAGCCGTCCGCGCGGAAATTGATGTTGCCTTTGGCAAAATAGGCCGATCCGTCCATGCGTATCAGCGACGCCGCAGGACGCATACCCGACAGGAGCAGTACACGGTTGTCGTTGGCGTCAAACATATCGGCCATATCGCCGCCATACCAAGCCGCGATTGTGCGACCGCCCAGAGAGTCTACCCATGAGCCGTTCATTCCCGCCATGGTGTGACGCAGACCGGCCTGATCCTTATAGCCCAGCGACAGCATCGTGGATATTATAAGTCCGCTGTATATCTCTGTGGGGTTCTCAGGCAACAGAGCGTTTTTGAGATATTCATATCCCGCAATCTGCGACAGAGCTTTCCGGGCGGTGGTGTCATCGGTGTAGTTCGAGGCCAGGCCCCAGTCCGAGATAGCGAACGCCGCGCCCGTAGCCTTATGTACGTTCGGGTTACACCGGAGTATGTCAAGGTAATACCTGCCGTTGGCTGGATCTCGCGTTTCCTTGGTCGTGTCCGGAGGGTAGGTCGCGTTCACACAAAGGTCCCCCTCGT